TTCCAGCCGCATATGCTTGGGCTCTATAGTATGTATAACTAGGATCTTCAGGTAAGTGAATATGAAACGGCTGCATACCAAATTCATTTACAACTGTATATAAATCTGTTCTATCCCCAAATTCATTTATATTATAAAGTTTATTGACAGGGAATTTTTCTCCATGAAAATTAAAATTATCAGGAAATTTCTTATATAATTCTAACATCAGGGAGTCTGTAACTATCTTTAAGTTTTCTTCCAAACTGCTAGTGTTATAGTAGTACACCCCTGCGTCAACAGCAAGTCCTGGAGTCCAAGTCTCTAAACTTTTAAAATAAGGAGACTCAGTTCCTAGGCTATACCAAATCAGATGAGGAATATATGATTCCCACAATTCTTGAACATTACCTGAAACATTTAGTACTGAATCAGTTATTAAATTATTAACAGCAAATTGAACAGAATCTAATGTGCCTTTTCTTTTATAAACATTAACAGCTTGCCGTAGTTGTTGCCTCCACTTATCTGTAGAACCGCCCCATAATTTCCACCCAATTAAATCAGCTAAATAACGCAGATGCTCAGGTTTAGTATTTTCAATATCATAAATTAAACCGATATTCTCTACTTCATCCGTAAAGTCTGCTAAACTAAACCCCATAGCAGTTTGAAATTTTCTAAGCGGTCCCTTGGATATACGATCATCTAATTGAGTGGTTGCTCCTATATAATCATCGAATGCATCCTTAACTCGGAAATCCTGCTCATCTATGAATAATGGAGAATAAATTACATCAATAAGAGTGAGTAAATTTTCTAACTTTTGTACCCCACTTGTATAAGTGGCTACTACTCCTGCACTGGGAGATAAAATAGCATCGGCTGCTCCAGAAACAAAAGAGGGAGGAATCAGTCCCAGATTAGAAAATGTGGTACAAGTAGAATAATTTCTCCAGAGAAAATTTTCAAACCCTCTTACTCCATCCCCCGTATCTAAACTATCTCCTAGGTATAGAGAATTTAAAGAACTTAATACATATCCCGAAGGCTCCCAATCTAAACTCCCTTGAGCAGACGTATTTAGAAAGTAAAACCATCCTAGAGCGTCTACCAAGTAATTGTGAATACTACCCCCGTCAGAGTTTCCTGTATAGGATGATAACTCACTTATATTTTCTTCTATACTTCCAGGCAGCGTATTACTCGCTACAATTATCATGGGTAACAACGTCCCCGATAGATAATCATTAAAATCACTACTTGTATCAAACTTATTAATAGAAGCACTTAAAGGAAGTAAAATCTTTTGATCAAATGTATAAGGATTAATATTTGTTAATTTATTTTGCTTTACAAAGTACTGGGATATCCCAGAGATATTATCTAGATTTTTAGTTTGCGAATCTGCTACAGCCGATATGGAAAGAACAGTAGAAATATTATCAGCAGCAACTAGATTAGTATTTATTATCTCTGAGACTGGGTTAAGCTCTTTTCCGCTTAAGGCTAAATCCTCTTCCTCATAAATACCAGGGGTTATCAACTCCAGTAATTCTACAAAATTACGTTTAGAGTAAGTTCTAGTATTTGGAGTAAAGGGATTTGGATTACTCATTAATCTAAGAGAGAAATATTGATAGTTAAATTATTCAATTGAATAATCTCATTAAAATCTACCTTAATATCTTGAGTAATATTATCTACAGTAGAAAATCTAATTTCATCAATTTCAAAAATTTTTCTGTTTAACTCAGAAATATATAAAGACTCACCAAAAGATCTATTCATTACATTCATATATACTAAAATCTTGTCGCGTGCTTTAGCAACAATAAGATCTTGCAATGCTTCCTCTTCTTTATCAATATAGATTGTTGTAACTAAATCTAAAGTACGGATTAGTCCGTCCACCACCACAAGCTCATCAGTTGCCATCTTCTTCTTATTGGCATCAGCAAGCAACTGTGTTTTGAAAGTAGGCGTAGCTTTTTGTAGTTGTAAATCAGAAGCTTTTTCTAGAACATAAATATCAATGATATTAGCAGAACTATAAGCCTTCCTGGTCGCTGCTGTAGCTTTTCCTACTGTTCCAAATTTACTTATAAACGTATTAGCAAATACGCTATAATCTTCCAAAGTAACCAGTCTATCTTGTCTTGCAAAAGTGAGGGGAGCCCATTTTTTTGCATGTTCTACTGTTTCAGCGTTTGAACCCCCCGTAGCTACAGAGGTATTAGTTAAAGCTCCAATAACAGGCGATCCGGGCGATCCCGTAATTCCTGTTACATCAACATTAATAGTATTAGGATTTATATTTCCCCGTGATCCCCCACCCACTCTATAAGTAATGAAATAGGATGCTGTATCATCGGGAGATGTACCAACTGTCCCGTCTCCAAAAACTATAGTAGCATCATAATTTGTACCATAGACTAGTTCATAGATTTTATCCGAAGCCCCAGACGCAAAATAAATATTATCTACCTCTGTATATGTTCCAGAAACAGCAGAATCAGTGGAAGTAATAAATACTTCAACACTTCCCTCCACGACAGGAGACTGCGATAATTTAACAGTTTTAATTCCTTCTGTAGCAGCAAACGATCCACCATCCGTAACAAATACTCCCTCCTGAAGTACTAAGTTAGAGTAAACTGTGTGGGAGGGGCTACCGTCAGGATTATCACTCTCCGAATCATATAAAAGAATATTACCTGTAGCATTGGATTGGGCTACCTGTCCATTAACTACCTTATATAAGGTATATGTTACAGACCCTCCATCTTCAGGAGAAGTAATACTTACTGTTCTATTTGTTGGTGTAACATTATAATAAATCTCATTATCCCCTGAGTCTGCGGGAGAACTATCGAAGGTTACTTGAGCGTCGGCAGCCGATGATAGAGGTCCACGCATCCTCACTCCGATTAATTGTAATAATTTTTTAATACTACTCCTCTGCTTGGCTGTAGCAAAGAAATTCTCATTAGCTAACATATCCGCTTTCATAGACATGACCGATCCCATATAAGCCACTTGCTCAATGAACATCATTCCTAAATCTGATTCAACAAAATAAGTATATTCGAGGGGATAAACAGCTTTAATATAAGCTATTAACGAATTTCTTAGAGAAATAAAATCAGTGGCAGCGAAATTAATAAGAGATGGACGCTTTAATACAGGGATTTTAGCCAGCGCCATATAATCCGACGCTATTGTTCCAGAAAAACTCATGTTATTACCACTTCTACATCAAACATAGTGAGATCATCCTCCGATATCTTTATTACTAAACCAACTTTTAAAGAATTCCCTCCTGCGGGTCCTGCGTCCCCATAGGGGACTACAGATATCTTTTGAATTGTTGCTCCTACTATATATCTATCAAAGGACCAAGCAATTTCTCTTTTTATAGCTTCAAACGTAGATTCTGTTAATGGTTGAAATAAAAATCTTCGAAGATTACATCCAAAACGAGGAAGCATTATTCGCTCTCCCCGTTCTGTTGATAATAATTGTTTCACTGCTCCTTTAATTAAATCTCTTCCTACAACTTTTTTAAAAAAACCACCGCTATCTCTATTCTTTCCTATAGGAAAATTTAGACCGTAGGTAACTTTTTGTAATTCAGTACTATTCCTCTCTAGTGGGGGAAAGTAAGTAGTTCCATAAGTGTTTACAGTTTGATTTGCTCCCATTTATTTATTCTCCTTTAAGAAAAGGGCTGTGTCCTCTGTTCTAAGTAATTATTAAGAGAAGTTATCATTGCCCAATATACCCTAGCTATCACCCAATTATCATTTGTACTACTAGTTTGGTCAGCATTGTCTAGAAGCCATCTTAAGATATCTTTACTATCAGCAACTCCCCCCACCTTGGCAGGTAATAATACATTAATAAGTTCGAATGGATCAGCAACTGAACCCGTTCCATCTCTCAGATGATACAACTCATCATAACCTACTCCATCATATGTATAGCCACTAGTACATCTAACAAGTTTCCATGTTCCTGCACTAGCATCAGGTAAGGAAGTATAAATCGCTGTAGTATCGGCTCCTGAGGCACTATGATGTCCCCATGCATAACCATTCGCACTCACACTCATGCCTCTACGTCTCTGCACAGGCAAATTAGGATTACCAGAAACGCCTACGGCAGCAGTCGTAGTCAGCGTCACTGAGCCATCAGCACCCAACACATATTGACCAACTTCACCAGTGTAAGTCCCCATACCATTATCATTAATAACCCCATCAACATCAAATGGGTCTAAACGATGGTTAGGGATGGTTCCTGACGCTACTGAATTTCCTAAAGGTCTAAAAGATTCTGCAAAACTAAAGTTCTTCGCAGTCTTTCCTTCCCCAGATAATACGGATAAGAATGATGTTCCTTCGTATCTTTGAGGTTGTTGGGGAGTATTAGGTATTAGATCCTTGTTAACTCCTGCAATTTCTGCTATAGTTGCATAAATATCAATAGCATCAACAAAAGCCAGCGAACTACCTCCTGGATCAGCCAAGAATGGAGCTTTTACGATTAGGGGAACTCTTGTTCCCCGTTCATAAACTGAATCCTTGAAACCCCGACTACTATCTCCCTCTCCTCCTCTTCTCTCAGGGAAATAATCAGCGCCAGTATTGTTGTTAGGACCTCCATACAATAATTTAGTATAAATTGGCCCCATTCCGCTAGTAGTGTTACCTGCATGGTTCCCCCCTGAGATAGAAGAAACATAAGTATTCATTTTTGCTAAAATACTTGGATCTCCTCCATTATCCCCCATGAAGATAAAGATAGTTCTATCCTTTCTACCTTCGTCAATAGATGATAAGAAAGAACTTAACATCCAATCCATATCCTCAATTTGGGCGTTAACATTAAAGCATGTACTACTACTATCAGCCAAATTCTTCTGATCTTCACTAACATCTCCTGCTATAGCGTCTATTCGAGCTTGGTAATGCATGGAAGAATAAAAAGATTTAGCAGGATCAGTCTCATACTGACCCCACCCATAAGTAGTTCCTGATGGAGTCATGGTTTGGGGGGCATGAGGAGCATTCATAGCCATATATAAGAAAAACGGTTCCTCTAAATTATTAAAGGAATCGACGGCCTCCACTATGGTCTTATGAGTAGCATAGGAAGAAGCTTCGCCTTGAGCATAAGGTACACGGAGAGCCGGATCTATAGCAGCGCCCGCTACCGTAGTTCCAGAAATAGATTCAGTAAATGTGGTATAACCAGTATCAGAGACAGTAATAACCTCTCCATTTTTATTCATAAAATAGTTAATATACCCACTATTACTATCTGATAGTGTAAAGTCTACATCCCAGGCTCCAGCACCTGTATTATTAATAAAATCATTATGACCAGGAGAAGGAGGTTTATTCAAATTCCAGAACATAGCCTTATAATTATCCCACTTTCCTACCTTACTAATATGATCCCACCCCGCACCAGAAGCATTTCTATTAGGATGTCCTGCTGTAGTTGGACTTTCATTATAAGTAGCTATACTACTCCACTCCGATAGATGCCATTTACCTACCATACCACTCTTGTAACCTTTAGCTCTAATAGCTTCAGGTAGAATCTTAAAATTGACCCCCGATGCCCAGGAAGACTTTGTACCATCTGTCGCTGTTACAATATCTTCTAGTAGTCGCACATTTCCATTCACATCATAAATCGGATATTGTGTTCCTAGCCCATTAAGACCCCCAGAGGTTTTTTCAAATTTTAAAGTTCCTACACCACCTATGCCATGTCCCCAATAACCCCTGCTACCATCTTTATGTAAATAGTTAGGACTACTAAATGCTTGCTTGCCCGTCATAATAGCTGCTCTACTCGGAGAACATAAGGGTTGTGCATGAGCATTAAAGAAAGTAAGACCTTCTGAAGCTATACTACTCAAAGTAGGTGTATGAGGATAAATATTAATTCCATTAGTAGGATCATCTAAGGTACTAAACGGAGTAGAGGGAGACGGCAGTTCATAAGGATTCTCAGAGGCATAGACTGAAAACTGATCTATACCTAAATCATCTATAAACACTAGAACAACATTAAATCCTTCACCTGTAAGGTAATTTAGTTGATGTAATTTAAGATCAATACTTTGGAAAAAGCCTTTTTGAGCCTTATAATTTTTTTGAACTTCATATCCTGTGAGGGGTTTTCCATAAAACTTTAAACTTCCTAAATGACCCTTATAACTACTTTGGATTCCACCTCTATCTCCTCCCATAAAGTTCCCATGCTCATACATTCCATCAGTATATCCCCCTCCCACTATCCAAGGAGTAAAGAATGGATTTAATCTAGGCCCATCATGCAGCGTAGTAGGTCCATCTACTGTAGTAGATGAATATTCGAAACTATTATTTTTCTTAAATGAAGGTAGACTCGGAGTAGTAAAGGGATCAACCCCAAATACCTCACTGATAGCCGAAGTAGTTACTAAAGTCCCATCTACAAAGAATCTCATTGTATTGGTTGCAGGATCAGCAGTAATATCTACTAATATAAAGTTAGATGAAACTCCTCCAAAAGCAGTAGCAGATAGATCAACCTTCATTTTATAGAAAGTTTCATAATCCTGACATTCATCATTATTTATCCAAGAACAAGATGAGAAATCTCTTGATTGAGTAGGAGCAATAAAGAAACTTAACGAAGAAGTAGGTTCATTTAATACATTATCATTACTATAACCCGCAGAATCCTGAGAAATACGCCTATCTCGCGTAAATCCCATAACCATTCCCCTTACATAATCACTTCCCTTATTATTCTCTAAGAAATCAAGGTCAAGGGGGTTTCCTAAGTGATCCTGAGGAGCGGAGGCTGCACTTGTTGCGCCTACATTCTCACA